GTGGGGACTGCGTCTTGAAAAGAAACTTTTCTTGGTTGTCCGCGTCGCGCTTGGAACGCCGAGCCTCGGCGGCTATTGCACGGCTTGCATGATCCCACCAGATTCGAGCGTTCATAGGGTTCTCCTCCTCGTGCTAGTTCGACTAGGTGGTCGGCTTCGGTGGCCGGCGCTTTGCGGCACCAGTGGCAGGTGGGTTCTTCGTTGAGTACCTGGAGGCGCAGCTCTTTCCATCTCTTGGTTCGGTAGATGTTCTGGCCGGCGGCGCTCATAGTTCCTCGATCTTGGGGTTGCATCCGCATCGCTCGACGTCGTTGCCGTACGCGGTCCAGCCGGCCCCGTTGCACGTTTTGCACAGCTTTGGCTTCTGAGACGTAACTATGTCTCTTTCTTTTTCACTAGTACTTCTAAGAGTAGTACTTCTAATAGGGACGGGTTTTCCGACGTCGGATAATCCGTCTTCGGCGAGGGTAGTTATCCACCGGCTTCTCACAGGTTCATCCACAGGTTCGTCGTAGACGACGTTGCAGGTCGACCACTTGCCAGTCATGGGGTCTTGCATCCGCTGTCTGACGATGTAGCCGCGTTCCTCGAGCTCTTTGAGGCCGGTTCTGATGGCGTCACGGCCATCGGGGCCGACTTTGGCTAGCCGTGTTGAGCTGATCGCCCAGTTGTCAGGCTGGCTCAGGATGTAGGCCAGAATGCCGCGGGCCTTGAAACTCAGGGCGTGGTTCCTCAGGATGTCGTTGTCAAGGACGGTGTAGCGCTCAGGGCGCTTGGATCTGACGATCATCGGTGCTCCAGGTAGGTCTGTGACAGCCGGCGGCGGATCTCTTGCTCAAGGACCAGCCATTTGTCGCTGGGCGGTGCAGGTGTGAAGTGCAGGGTGATCGCGCAGACGAGGATTTCTTCGGCCAGTTTCGGGTAGAACCCCATCAGGCGTTGGATTTCGTTCAAGATTTCGTCGTTGTCCATTGATCTCTCCATTAGTTGCCCTCCAGTCGTGAACAGATCTCTTTCCAGTCTTGGGGTCGCCAAAGGTACGTTTCTGAGCCGGCGTCCTCGAGGACGTTCAGCCATTGGCGTTGCCCTGGTGTAGTGCGGCCGCGTTCGTTCTTGAGCTCGACGAACAGCACGCCTTTTTCAGGGTGGGCCAGTACGAGGTCGGGAAATCCGGCGTGTCCGGTGTATGGCGTGGACCAGCGGCCTCCGGTTTGTGCTGGGCGCGGGTGGAATACGAGCCAGCCGTACAGATAGGCGGCCTCGATCACGCTTTTCTGAAACTCAGCTTCTCTCACGGTTCCTCGCTTCGGCGAGTTGCAGCTCGGTGCGGACCTCGAGAAGCTGTTCATTCAGCCAATGCTTGTCTGACTTGAGTTGCTCGATGTAGAGCTGCAGTTCTCGGAGGCGTTTGGCGGCTTCGCCGTGGAGCGTGTAGCCCTGGCCGCCGTAGGTGCGGAACTTGTGTGAGCGTTCGAGCTCTTCGATGAGTTGGTCGTCAGTCACGGGGCATCTCCTTGAGTCGGTCGATTGCGATCTTGCAGGCGTCGAAGTCGACGAGGGCTTGCTCGTCGTACTCGAGGGAACGTTCACGGCACAGCCGTTTGTAGAAACCGATCATCTTCTCGGTCGGTTCCTGGCGTTTCTTCACAGAACTGCCAGGAAAGGCCTCTAGAACGCTCTCTAACGGTTCTGGGCTATCAGCACCCCCGCCACGCTCTAACGCGGCTTCAGCGGCCTTCTGGGCGCCTGTTTTGGCGCGTGAACCGACTTTGGCTCTGGTGACAGCCGGCATGGCGTCGTCGAACTCGCGGTCGGAGCCGATTCGGGCGGCGACTTCGTCGTTGCTGGCGAGGCCGCGGTCGATCCCGTACCCGAGGTAGCCCAAAGCGCGCCCGAGGGCCGAGGTATGGCCCACCATGTATTCACTATTTTTCGTGTAAGGGGTTCGTCCTGGAATCGGCTCAAGGACCGATCCCAGGACGGGCTGTGTGTCGTCCGGTGATTGGTGGACGCGAACTGTGCAATGCAGGAATGTCTGGTCGCCGATCTCGACGATGGCGAACGGCAGCTCCTCAACGCGCAGATCGGGATGATCTTTCAATGCCATTTTCAGGCGTTCGTTGACGGTGACATAACCATCAAGGTTCATGACGCTCGAGCCTCCCGCATCTTTGACAGTTGGTTGCAGACCGCGTGTGGTGTTCGGCCAAGCCGTTGACCGATTTCGGCGTTCGTGTAACCGTGTTCCATCATGTCCCAAGCCGTTTCGGCTTCGGCGGTACTCCACCGCTTGCGTTGTCTGCCGTTGTCGTCAAGGACAAACAGTTGACCAACGGCTTCGTGTGCAGCCGGCGGTTCGTCTGCCTTGTTTCCGATGAGATCGAGCACTGTCTCGATCATCTCGGGGTCGTCGAGCCGAGCAAGGATGCCGGCGATTGCTTTCTTGTTCATGCGTTTCCTCCATTGCATGTGTAGGTGCCGCTCATGTACCACGGCTTCCACGGACACCAGCCACGGCGGTCGGCGTCTTCGTAGATCTGTCGGGCGATCAGCAGATTGACCGCAGGATGCTGTAAGTCCTCTTTCGTGTAGCCGAGCTCGAGGACGAGCGGCGCCCAGGTGCGCCAGTTGACTTGTGTGAGGCCGTGGTCGCCCGTGTCTGACACTTGTGTCGGATCACAGCGGGACTCGCGCCACATGACCTCGTCGAGGACGGGCAGGTCGTCGATGTCCCAGCCCATCGCTAGCGCGTGTCCGAACCATTGTTCACACTTTGCGGTGGCGATGTTGCGCTGGTATTCGGCGGCCTCTGTCGGCATTTCCAACGGGTCGCAGTTCAGCGGGATGATCGCCATAACAGCGATCCATAACAGTGTCTTCATTTTTTCCTCCAGATCGGGTCGGGGTCCGATGGAGACAGTATGCGGATTTTCCGCTCGTTAGTCAAGCCATACGAGGTACGATGCTGTGACGCGGCCGGCCTCTGGGTCCACGTAATGCAGACGCTGGCTCGGATGGCCGGTCGCGGCCATGAACTCTTTGGCGTACACATTCTCCGATTCTGGCGAACCGGTGACGTAGATCTGACCGCCGTTCGCCATCGTCAACGTCATCGGCGTGTGGAAATGGCCCATGTAAACATCCGAGAATGCTTCGGGGATGACGCCGGTCGACCATTGGTTGCATTTGCGGAGAATGCCGAACGCTGGCGTATTGCCGCCGAACGATTTGATCTCGTCGCCATGCACCAGCAAAGCGCCGTAGTTACCGATCTCGACGATCTGGTACCAAGCCGGCGAGGTATTCCATTGGATACGTTCGCCCTCGAGGCGGTCGCCGGCGATCTTGTAGGCGACGCGGTCGATGTTGTCGGCTCCTGGCATGTCGCCTTTGCGGCCGAGCCGGCCGTGGTTCCCGTACTCACAGGTAACCGTGACATGCTCGAAGATGGCGAGCATCCGGCGGACGAAGTCTTCCATGAGGCCGGCGGTGGCGAACAGCTGCTCGAACAGGTGCGCTTCGACTTCATAGGGTTGCCCTGGGAAGATGCCGAGGCCTTCGACCATGTCGCCACCGAACATGACATGCGCTTCTTTTACCGGATGATCGGCCCGCTGGATCTCGGTCATCGTGCCGATCTTCTCCGCGAACCGGTGAATCCGTTTCCGGCAGGTATCGATGTCGTAGTCGGAGGTTTGTTTGCCGAGCTGCCAGTCGGTGGCGTGAATAAGCGCAACCTCGGCGTTTTTATTGCGTTTGTTGCTTCTAGGTGTAGGAACGCTCGGAGCGCGTCCAAGTGTGACCGCCGCGTCCTTCGCCGCCTGATAGACGGCTTCGACGATGGCTTCTGATTTGGCGTGCGCTTTACGGGTGGCGCGTTGCTGTCTAACGAGGGCGTCGCGGAGCTCTTGCAGCTCTACTTCCCGGTCGAAGTCATCGAGCATGAGCCCGTCGCCATTGTGCAATCGGATACTCGGAGAGCTCGTATCCCCACTTCTTCAACACCGCCTTGATGGTCGGCGTGCTGTAGCTGAGATCCATGAGCGCCGCGTGGAGCGCTTCGGATCGTTCGGTGTCGAGCTCCTCAAGGATCTTCTCAATCTTCGGGGTTGCCGGCTTAGGTCGTGCGGCTTCGAAGTCTGACATGTCTGGCACAGTTGCCTCCTGTGTGTGCTAGTTGAACAAAGCCTTCCAAGTGATCGGTCCGACAATGCCGTCAACGGTGAGGGCTTGGTCGGTTTGGAAGGCTTTGACAGCTGCGTCGGTCTTCGGGCCGAAGATGCCATCGACGGGACCGACGTTGTAGCCGAGCATCTTGAGCTCACGCTGAATCAGCTTGACACGATCTTTGGCTTTCGATCCTTTGCGGACGGATTGCCCAGGGTACGGAGGCACCGGTGCCGGCTGAGTGGTCTGCGGCGGACCGGACACGATGCGCTCCGAGATCGGCGAGGCCCATGTCCAAGTTTCGGGAGTGACCTCGAGGTGCAGGTGATCGTTTTGTGCTCCAGGCGGACGGCCGATCCAGCCGCGGCCTACTTCCCAGTAACGCTTGGCCCAGTAATCGTGAATCCGTTGAATGCCGAGCACTTCATGATGCTCGATCAGCCAGGGGATGACGTCTTGCTCGACGCATTCGCGTGATGGTGCGGTCGGGTGTCCGTCGTCACGCCGGTAGCTGAGATCCTGAGCTGCGCCGAAAGCGTGCGAGCTCCATGCGGTGCCGCCGCGGATCGGCCGGCGTCCGTAACAGCCGAGGTTCCAGAATCCCCACCGCTCCTCGAGGTACTTGCGGATCTGGCGGAGGTTCGGTGAGCAGGTGTCGAACGGGTGCCGTGGCGTGTCCCGCTGCCAACTGTGGAATCTCAAGATTTCTTTCCGATGATCGGGGTCACTTCATCACCTCGACGGGCCGCGATGCCGTTCCCGACCGCATAGCCGGCGATCATGCCGATCAGACCGGTGCCGGCCTCGTTCGAGATCGAGTCGGTCATAAGCAGAAGCGTGACACAAACCAGAGCGACCAGGGCGATCATGGCTTTCGACGGGTTCGCGATGTTCATCTCTGTCCAATCCACAAGCAAAAGACAACGATCACGCTCATCACAAGGGCGAGCGCGGCCGTTTTAGCGTCTTCGCTGGTGATGATCATGGGGCCGGCGGGTATGGGTGGGCGGCTTTTACGGCGGCGACGGCGTCGAGCCAGGCTTGTTCGGTTCCGTCGCCTCGTTGCCACTCAAAGAACAGCGGATCGCTGGTTGCTTCGTAGTCGGCGCGGCGGGCGGTCTCAACGGCGGCCACTTGGTTCTGGTAATCGACTTGCGGCCATGCCGCATCCAACTCGGCCTGCGACGGCTTCGGCGTATCGTCGTACCATTCGAGCGTCGAGTAATCGTTACCGGAGAGCGACCATTGGGCGCCTGGATAATTAGCGACAAGTACGGCGGCGTAATCGGTCATGCTGAAACCTCTATCGCGAACATTTGGCCGGTCGTATCGTCATTGTTGAGATTCGCGGTCGATCCGGAGCCCGCAAGTGCCTTAAATCTGCCTTTGTAGGTCACAGCGGAGGTCGTCGCCGGTGCCGCGTAACCAATAAGCGTGTTGTAATCACGGGCCTCACCGGCCGTGGCTGAGATACCAACAAGAACATCTTCGGTACCCGACAAAGCCGCGTTTGAGGAATCTGTGATCTGCACGTTCATCGATCTCGTTGTGCCCCCGCTCACATGTGTTCGATTAGTCCACAAAATTAGCAAGGTGCTGGTTGCCGACGTTGGGGTAATCGTCACGCTGATGTTTGCGTCAACATAAGAAGTTGAGCTTGTTGTGCGAAGCGTCGTGTCAGTCGCACGAACGACCTGTAGAATCTTGCCGCCCGCAACCGCTCCCCACGTACTGCCGTCGTACACCAACGTTTCGTTAGTGTCCTCTAAAAACGCGTATTGGCCCTCGGCAAGTGTCTTTTCGCCCGTACCGCCAAACGCGGCGTCGCGCTCGGTGGCCGACGCAAACACCGGGATGCCGGTATTTACCTCGGTCATTTGCGCGGCGGTGAGAACTTGGCCGGCGGTGAAGGCCGGCACTGAGGTTTGGGCGTTGGCTCCCATAGGTGCTCCTATCCTAGAACATTGAGGGCGTCGAGCACACCATAGACGGCGTCGTCCAAGATGAGCTCGTAGACGATGGTGGTGGGGCTTGTGTAGAAACGGGCGACATGACCGCCAGTGGTGTCGATGTAATGTTCGACGCCTTCGACCGCGAGTTCCTGGGCGAGCTGCGTCGTTGACGCGCCGTTGATGAACCCTTTCTCGATGCTGATGGTGTCGCCGATGTCGATCGTGGCGACGACGTCACGTTGCGCGTCGGAGAGCTGCGCAAACGCGACCTCGACCGCGGTGAACGTTGCCTCTGGCTGAGGGCTGAGCAGATAATCGGCGAGATCCTGACAGGCCGCGTCAGTGTCCAACAGTGAGCCGGTGACAGCGACGGACTGAATGAAGTATTCGGATTGACTGTCGGTGTCTTGAGCGGTGCCGGAATCGTTACCGAGAGATTGAACGAACACAAGGTTGACAACTTTGTCGGCCCCAAACGAAATGTCGACGTTCCGGTACGGATAGTTGGTGCCGTCGTCATGAAAAGCAGCTGCCGGTGTTGACAGCGTGTTCCCGATCCGGTTCTCGAACGTGAGGACTCCTTCGCGGTCGATGAACAGCCGACCACGTTCGGCGTCATTGACGAGCCGCAGATAGTCCAGAACGATTTGTCCGAGCTCGAGGTCGTAGGTGTTTGCGCCGCCGCCGCCGCCGGTACGGCCTCCGAGTTCGACGGTGCCGGTGGCGATGGAGCGGGCCGCGCCCGACGGATAGTTCACCTCGGTCAGATCAAGGATGCTTTCGATTCGAGCACCAGACAGTTCTTTGTCGATCTGGACGTCGTCAGTGACAGTTTGCGCGAGAAGATAGAAGTCGTCGGCGCATCGGACGCTGACGGTGTCGTCACCATCAAGGCCGAACTGGTAGTCGTAGTCGACGATTCGGCCGACGAACAGCAGCTCGGCTTCACGGTACAGACGGACCAGCCGCATCGGGGCAAGACCAGGTTTGTCGTTCGCTGGGTCGTAATACGGTGAATCGCTGGCGAACGGGTTGAACACTCCGCCAGCCGTCGTGTCATCAAGCAAGAACGTCATGGTGCCGGCGCCGAACTGGTCGGCGATATCGCGTCGACCTCGGCGGACGCGGATGCTCCGAGCGCCGTCAGTAACGTCAGCGAAGTCGGTGAGGCCGTCCAGAACGAACGTAGTGCCGTCTAGAACGCCGCGTACGGCGTCATCAAGCCGGAACCCTTGCACGGGTGCGCCGGTGTCGATTTCAAGCGTGTAATCGCCCGACTGAACGACGGTGGCGCTCACAACCGAAGGACTCCGATCGAGGCGGATCCTGAGCTGCGGTTGTACTTGCGGATGCTGTCGACCACGACTTTGCCAATCTCCTCGGTCGGTGTCGGCGTGTTCACATTCACGGTGACGTTCTGAACCGCTCCCGTCGCCGTATCACGGGTGATACTGGCGATCGGTCCGCCAGGGCTGACAACTGTGGATGCGATAGGTCCGTTATTCAAGAACCGCAGCTCGTCGGTGCCTGGTACATAGGTCGAAGCCGGTGCGCGGCCGGCGCTGACCGCCTGAACCTTTTGGAAGGCGTCGAGAACACGGAGAGCGCTGTCATAGGCGGCGTCAAGTTGGTCGGTGTTGATCTTGATGAGAAGCGTGTCGGACAACGCCAGAGTAAGTAGGCCGTGAGCATCCAAAGTGTTCAAGATTTCGCGGGTGACTTCGCGTTGTGCTTCCTCAACATCGCGGATGTCTGCTTCGGAATCTGACAGAACTTCGTTGTAACGATCGAAACTGTCGCGAAGCCGTTCCATGTCATCCTGAACATCGAGGTGACGGAACATCGCCTCAAGCTGCGGATTGACCTTTTTTACTTCCTCATAAACCGCGTTGACCGACTGAGCAAGATCTTCTTGTGATTCGGCGGCGTCCGCTGACACGCTGTCGAGCTCGTCGAGGCCGGTGTTGGCGTCACGAACGCTGGCATACATGTCGCCGGCTTGTTTGCGGGCTTCGTCGACGCTTGGCGTGAAGTTGTCATCCATTTCTTTGGAGACGAGGCCGAGCTTGTCGGCGAGCCAGCCGATGCCGTCCATGACTTTCTCAAGCGGTTTGAGGAACTGCTTGAACATGTCGCGGACCCAATCGACCTTGTTGTAAAGGATGACTAGACCGGCCACAAGTGCGGCGACGGCGATCACGATAAGACCGATGGGGTTGGCGCTTAGTGCGACGTTGAAGGCCCATTGAGCGGCTGTGGCGATGGCTTGAGCTGCGGCCCATGCTTTCATCGCAAAGTTGGCGACCACGATGGCGGCGGACAATCCACCGATGACTGCGGCCAATGCAATGAGGATTTCGGTGTTCTGGCTGGCCCAATCTGCCAAACCGATGACAAGCGGCAGGAGCGCTTCAACGGCGGGGAGGAGCGCCATGCCGATCGACTCGGATGCCTGGCTGAACGCGACTTTCATCTTGTCGGTCGAGTTTGCGGTCGCTTCGGCGGTTCCGCCGACCTGGTTCTCGATCTCCTTGAGGATGAGATTCTGGGCCTCAAGGGTTTGACCGGATTCGACGAGGGTGCGGATTTGGTCTTGCTGGGCCTCGGTGAACTGGATGCCGGAGCGGCGGAGCGCGGTCAGGCCGGCGATCGGGTCGTTGAGTGCTTTGCCCAGCTGCTTGGCGTTGTCGGTGACGGAGCCGAAGCCGGCGCTAGCCATGTCGAGGGTGAGTTGTGTGGCGCGGTCGAATGCGCCACCGACCTCGTCGGCGCTGGACGCGATGTCCTTGAACGTGAGCAGTAGCGCCTGGGACTCTTTGATCGTGTTCTGGTTGACGCCGGTGAGGCGGGCCTGCTCGTTCGCGAGATCGACCAAGCGGTTCGTGACCACCTCGGTTTCGTTACCGAACAGCCCCATCGAGGTCGCGATCTGCTCGATACGGGCGTTGGCGGTCGCGGCCTGCTCACCAGCGGCCACCATCTTGGCGCCGGCCACGGCCAGGCCGCCGAGCGCGGCGGTGGCGGGTACGAACGCTTTCTTGAGGGCGAACGCGGTCTTCTGGCCGGTCGTTTCGAGTCGCTTGAACTCAGACATGGCTTTTTTCAGGCCACGGTTATTGAACTCGCTAACGATGGGTACGTTGATTGCCATTAGCGCAGCTCCTGGTTGATGATCTCGGACATGTCGTCGATGGCTGATCTTACGCCTTGCACGACTTCGGGCATGTGGCGTTCAGCGGTCGGCCACATCACTCTCGAGGCCGGCGCGTACTGGTCGAGGCGGGCGATCATGGCGCGGCCGGACGGGCTGTTGCCGGAGCTCTTGCGTCCAGCAATGTCGAAGATGACGCCTGCGGCGCTTGTCTGGCGAAGCGTCAGCAGAGGAATCGTGTCGCTGTTGCGGGCTTTCGATCCCTTGAACGCGACTTTGACGTTCCGCTTGACTGTGCGGCCGTCGTAGCCGCCGCGCCAGTTGCCCCAGCCAGACAAAGGTGAAGCGTCTGGAAACAGTTTCTTAGCTTCAGCCTGCATCGGCTTAGCGGCCAGTTTCATGCGCCGAATCGTCGTTTTTCGGAGCTCAGGGTCGACGCGGCGAAGCGTGCGAAGCGTGTCGGCTAGGCCGTTCACTTCGACTTTGGTGCTAACGCTTGCCATTGGCCTTCTTCTGTTCTTCGATCACATCGACCACCGTGTTGAGGTCTTTGAGATCGAACTCGATGTGTGGGGGCCACCAGGAGACAGCGACCAGCAGTTCGGCTAGCTGGCGTCTTCTGGTTCCCCTCGGGTAGGGCGTTCGTCACTTCCAACGACCTCGAGGCTGACGATCTTCTTGATGAAGTCGTCGAACACGGCTGGCACGACCATCTTCTGCCCCTTCATGGCTTCATACGCAAGAAACGCAAGATCTTCCATGCCGGCCGCGGTCGCCATCTGTGACGCTTTGGTCTTGTATTTCCGTTCCCACGCGACGACAGCCCACAGGTTGGTTTGGATGTCCTGTGGGCCGTCGCCGAGGTCGATGCGGATCGTAAGATTCATGTCGGGGTTCCTTTGTTAGGGGATGAAACTGGGATCAGCTGGTGGCGCGGGTGAGGGCGCCGCCGCGGAACACGACGTCCATCGTCGGCAGCTCGCCGACACCGCCGTTGACGGGGGTGACGGACTCGAGGTAGCAGCCGGTGAGCGTGTACTCGGGGTTCGAGGTGCCAGCCGTCGTCGAGGTCGTCGGGGTGACGACGACGTCGAACGTGGTGCCGGCGAGCGAGTTGAACTTCTCCTCAACCTCGCTGGTGCCGTAGGCGATCATGAGGGTGGCGGAGATCTCGTGGTTGCCGAGTCCCTTGACGAACTTGCGGGCGGTGTCGCCGAACGCGGTCGACTCGAGCGCTTCGTAGCTCTCGGTGACGGTGATGGTGGAGACCTGGTCGCTGAAGTCGACGGAGTCGACGGTCAGGGTGGCCTGGTTGAGAACAACGGTGGTTGCCATTGGGTCAGTTCCTTCTTGTTGCTAGCCGGACGGTTAGATCATAGGCGGGGAGCTGTTGCTCACCGATGAGGGCGATGGACGGCGTGCCGGCGGTCACGGCGATGTCCGCGCTCTCATGGATGGCGTCGACGACGGTCAAGATGTAATCGCTGGCGTCCTGGTTGCCAGGTGGCGGCGCGAGGACACGCAACGTGAACGTCATGTCGGCGATGTTGGTGTTGAATCCGCTGAACGTCGGCATCTCGATGAAGACGGTGAGCGGCCTTGCGTTTCTTGGGTCTGTGACCGGCTTGTAGCCGAGCGCGGTGACAGCGGCTTTGATCTGGGCGATCGCCGTGATGAAGATTCCGGAGGCAGGCATCAGCCCACCTGCGGTCTACCGACGCCGAGGAGCTGCAGAATGCGACCGTAGGACGCGATCGGCTGAGTGGTTCCCATCGCGTCAAACGAGGCGTAGCCGTCAACTGAGCCGCGTTCACGGTACAACGTAGCGCCGTACATGACAGTCCCGAGTTTGACGGAGCCGTCTGGGACGGTTGACAGGCTGTCGAAGTAGCCGGCCGATGCTCGACGCCGGTAACACCAGGCGTTCGCGGCGGCGACACAGGTCGCGATGAACGCTGTGTCGTTCGCGGTTGCTGATTCGACGCCAAGCCATTCGGTGATGTCGTCGGCGTCGATCCAGCTGCACGTTGTGGTGTAGGTGACGGTGCCGGTCGCCTTCTCGCGTGCCAGGTCGTCGCCAGCGTCGATGAAGATCGCTTGGTTCGGTTGGTAGACGTCGTAGTCGTAGACGAGGTCGCCTTCGTCGGTGACTTCGATCAGCTCGTACGGTTCGACGTCGATGACGGTGTGGGTGCCGTCGAACGTCGCGTCGGAGGCCGATGAGATGACGATCTCTTGGCCGACCTCGATCTCTGTGTCCTCGAGCACCTGCACCACGGCATAGTTATCGATCCGCGTGAGGTGCGTAATCGTGTAACTAGCCATGATGCAGGTGTCTCAGGGGGAGGATCAGCTGAAGGTGGCGTCCGGTCCGAGGATCCGGATCATGTTGACGTCGACGACCTCGGCGGCAACGTACCCTCTGACGGTGACTTGGAGGCCGAGGTTCGTGGCGTTCTCGACGCGGAGGAAGCCCTTGTACTGCTCGTACACCTCGACGCCGCGGGTGTTCATGAGCCAGTAGTACTCGTTGGCGTCCTTGTTGCCGATCTCTTGGGTGCCGATCTGGTTCGACACGACGAGCTGCAAGCCGAGCGGGTTGCCGGACCAGCCGGTGACGCCCTGACCGAGCTCACCGATGCCGGACAGCGGCGACACCTGCGGGAAGACGGGACGGCCCTGGCCGTCGACGAGAGCGCCGAGCTTGGCCCACATCGCCGGAGCGACCACGAGCGCGTTCGGCAGGTAGTTGCCGGTCGACGCGATCGACGAGGCGGCGAGGTACAGGTCGGTGATGAACTCTTCGTCGTCGGTGTACGACGTCAGGATGACCTCCTGCGAGTTGGTCACGGCGGCGGCCATCTGGTCGACGACGTACTTCTCGGTCTGGAGCGCGTACTGGCCGGCGAGGTCGTTCACCGCGGCGTCGAGCATCGACGGGGTCGACCAATCGATCACCTGCTCGGACAGCAGGAGGGTGCCCGCGAACGTCTTCTTATTGAAAGTGACGTTGCTCAGATCGAAATCGGCGGTATTCACCGAGCCGAGCTCGGAGGCCTGGACAGCGACGCCGGAGTGCGTGGCGATCTTCGGGCGGAGGAAGGTCGAGCCGGCGGCGGGCATCTGGCGGGCGCCGAGAGCCGACACGATCGGCCGGAGGGCGTTGACGTCGTCGTAGACGGGGGTCACGACCGGAGTCGGCACCAAGCCAGCGGCATCGGAGACCACGACGTCGCCGGTGGCGGCGCGAATGTTCTCGTTGAACTGGGCGAAATCGGATCCACCGGCGCGGAACGCGAGGATGTACTCGCCGACGGACGGCAGGTCGCGCTTCTTGGCGGTGGCGTAGATGGGGGCGGTCGGCTTGGCCTCGGGCTCCACGACGGGAGCGGCGGCCTCGACGACCTCGGGGGTGATGTCCTCGGACACTTGGTTCTCACTTTCGGTTGGGGTTTCGGGGTTGTCGGGGGTGGCCTCCGCGTCTTCTGCGGCGGCGATCTTGGTGATCTGGGCGCCTGAGAACGCCGGCTTGTACACGACGCTCAGTTCCTCCCAGTCTGCGGCCTTCACGACCATTGTGCGGCCGTCCATCTCGTAATCGGTGGCCTCGATGCCGACCGAGACGCTGTCGAGGGCGCCCATCTTGAGCAGCTCGACGAGATCATCGCCGGCGGCGGTCTTGGCGATCTGTGCCTCGAACAGCATGCCTTCGGCGGTGTCTTCGCGGGCGGTGACTTTGCCGACGATGCGGCCGGTGTCGTGGTCCTCGAGGAGGCGTGGCGCGGGTCCGTCGGTCGGCAGGGCGCCTTGCTCGATGCGGACGCGCTGTCCGCCCATGACGACGGCGTCGACGCCGTAGGGGACGGCGATGCCGGAGATGGTGCGCGGCTGTTCGTCGCCTTTGGCGGCGTCCAGCGTGACGCTGTTCGCGATCATTCGGATCATACGGCTGGCTCCTGGTTCATGATCTCCGCTTCGGCCAGGTAGGCGTCGACGTTCATTTCGACATGTTTACCACGCGCGATGATGCTATTCATCGACAATGTTTCCTCGATGCAGTCGATGTACGGCTTCGCGCCGAAGAGGTAGAGATCTTGGCGGGCTTGGTTGGCGTTCATGTAGGTGTAGCCGCCGACCTCGACGCCGACGAGGTAGGGCGGAATGTTTGCGACGCGGGTGAGCTCTTTGGCGGCGTGTTCGCGGCCCTGGACGAGCTGCAGTTTGTCGGGCGTCGAGTCGAACTCGCGCCATTCGACATGCTGGTTGAGAGCACCGATCGCTTTATGTTGGCGGGCCTCAGCCCAGGCGGCGGAGAGCTCTGACAGCTCCTCGCCGGACATCGGTTCGCCGTCTTTCTGCTGAAGGTAGCCGGCGGTGATTTCGTTCGACGCGAAGCGCTTGGCGGCTTCGTCCAAGCGGTAGGCGATGTCGATCGCGCGCGCGCCTTGCCAGAGAAGGCCGTTGACGGGTGCGAGGAACTGGACGACGTTGTTGATGTCGACCTCGACGCCGTTGAAGTAGACCTCTTGGGACGGGCCGAACCATTCGGGGCCGGCTTCGTCGGGCGTGTTTACGCTGTCGTGCGGGAGCCAAGTGAACGACGCTGGGAAACCGGTCGAGTAGCGGGTTGTGACGTACCAGAATGCGCGGCCGTGCAGGATCAGATCTTGGACGGTGTTCGCGATGATGAAGTTGCGGGTGACATGCGGATCTGGCTGGGTCATCCACGATTCGCCTAGCACATACCGGCGGACGTACTCCTCGGCGGCTTCGTCCCACTCGAGGACGTACGTCTTGAAGTCGAGAGCTGCGACCATCGACACGATGAGATCACGAGCACGCGAGATCGTCGGGATAGACAAGGCGCGCTGCGTACCAGCCCCGACAGCATAGGTCTGCAGCGCGCCGGGCCTTCCGGCACCGCCAGCTGCGGCATTGACGGTGGAGGCTCCGAATGCAGGCGCCGGCTTTGTGCGGAAAAGACCCACGGTGCGAAGGCTACCACAAGCCTGTGGATATCTAGCGGGAACTTCCGATCATAGGCTTCCGAATGTTTGACTGTGGTTTCGCGGCCATACCGGCGGCGGCGACCATACAGCGACATTGTTCGATCGGGCCTGGCGACTTCTGCGAAGTGAGCGTGATCGAGGCTTGGGTTCGGCCGGCGACCGCGCGGTTCACTTGTTCGGTCAGCGTCATTTTTCCGTTGTGCGCCATCCGGCCCTCGAGGATCATGCCTTTGACGATCGCGGTGTATCGGTTGATTTCTTGGTAGCCCCAGATCGTCATCCGGCGGCTGAGATCGAGCGGACACATTGTCGCGAGTCCAGGCGTGAGCGCGAGCTCGACAGATCGGTCTTTCATCGACTCGGTGATAGCGGCCCACATCTCGTCTTGAGTTTCGACCGCGAACTCGGTGTCAGCCTGGTATCGGCCGTCGTCGCGGAGCGCGACACGAACACCGACGTAACGCATATCGGTCGCGTTCGAGTCCACAGCAAGAATGCCGCCGGCTGGCATCGGGTCGTCGACCTGGAGCGCTTCCCAAGCGCCGTGAGGAAGCCAAGAGCCGATGCTCGAGGTCCACATGTTGCAATGGTGCCGAACGAACTCGCCGCGGTCGAGCGCTTCGAGCTTGTCGGCGAGCTCCTGTTCGGTGATGGTGTAGCCGAGCGATGGATTCGCCCAGGACCACCAGCGGCGCTCGGTCGGATCGACGTTCGCTGGCGGTGACCATTCGGCCATGTAGAGCCGGCCTGGCTCGCCGGCTTCGATCTGTTGCATTCCGCGCTCACGCCAACGGATGAAGAACTTGGAGTCCTCTGAGCCGGCTGTCGAGGTGAAGAACGCGAACGGGGCCGGTCGTGCTGTCTGGGTTGGGAGCAGTCCGCCTTCGATCACTTCGGGTTTGACGTTCCAAATCTCGTCGACGACGACCAGATCGTTCGAGGTTCCGTGGCCGGCGGACTCGCCTGAACTGACGACGCGCCAGCGTGATCCGCCTTCGTGGAACGCTTCTTTGCGGCCGAATGACCGGTATGTCTGGAATCCGAACTTTTCCTCGAGGATTGGGAACAGGACGTTGGCGACGTCTTCGGCGACGTCGAGCTTGTGGGCCGTGGACATGATGTTCTGCGGTTCGCCGCGCTGGGCCGCGTAGTGCGTAAGCCACCAGCCGATCAGCGGGGCCAGCAGGCCCTTCGTCTTGCCGTTCTGTCTTCCAACGGATACCAAAGCGAAGCGGTGACGTAGCCGCCACTTGTCGTCGACCTCGAGCATGCCGTTGATCGCTTCGATCTGCCAGGGGAACATGTCGATGCCCATGTTGAGCTGCGCCCAGGCGGCTACTTGAGGGCCGAAACTCTTGTCACCCCAAGACGCTGTTTTCAGTCTGGGCGGCGTTGGCTCGGATGACGCGACTTCGATCGGCGTCGAGCCGCTTCCACCAGAATCTGATCCATTCTTCCGAGAGACAGCCAGAT